GTAGGAGCTGAAGTATATCCAGAACCAGAATTTGTAACATCTATTTCAGTAACTGCATTTAATCCTAAATTTGGTTGTTTGTCTAGTATAAATCTTACTTGGTTTACTCCTCTAGAGTTAACATCTGTATATTTATGTAAAATTCTAAATCCAGTTTCAGCTTGCCATGTTGTACCATTGTAAGAAGTTTCTACACTAATAGAATCCCCTTCTTTGAAGTTCACTGCACTATCGGCTTCTCCACCATACGCAGATTGAGTTGCTGCTTGATATACAGGGTCAGAAGTAAAAGTTCCATCATAGTTAAAGCACTGTAGTGCTTTTCCTTTTACTACATACTCAACTTCAGGTACGGTTGTAGAATCGGCATCAATCTTAAATTTTGCTACTGCATACGCTGTATCTAATAAAGTATGGTCAGGAGACCAATATCTTTCTAAACCAGTATAGTAACTATCTTGTCTTTTAAAGCTATCTCCTGCTGCAAGAGTTGCTAATATACTGCTTGTTTTTTGAAAAGGTCTTCCAGAATAAAATGTAAAATCCATATCATGCGGAGATGATATACTTGCTGATTCTTCATGTCCTAGACCTTGTAGATCATCAGTAACACTAGCTTCAGGTATGTTGTTTTCATTAATAGTAATATAATCGTCATACATACTTTCATAATCTTCTTCTCCTGCATCACTATATGTATTCTCGTACTCATCAGTTAATCCTTCTTCGTCTAACCACGTCTCAAAAGATGTTGTTCCACTACTATTAATATTTGTTCCACTTAGTGTCCCGCCTCTATCCATTCTACCATAACAAGTAAGAGCCGTAGCTTCAGAACCTGTTCTTGCTGTAGCATCTTGAGCATCTACACAAAGAAGAGAATTACTATCTATATATAAATTATATATACCTTGAATTTCTCCTTCTGACAATCCATAAGCTACATAAATAGAGTTTGGGTCATTCTTTAAAGTATCAGCAAAAATAGGTATGCCAGGCACTCTCATAACACCATATACTACGGGTAAATACTTACCTTGTAGATAAACACTTAAGTCTACATCATGATCGACTTCTTCCTGGTATTCTTCTATATAAGTTTTTGTGCCTCCAAAAAATCCTGCTACTCCGCCTCTTCTTTTTGTTTTATTTCTATATCTTGTTTCTGAAGTTTGGTAAGTTGCTATTGTATTTAAAGACATCTCAGAATGTAAGAAACCTAAGTCTGATGCATATTGAGGTTTAATAGATAATAACTTTTGAGGTTTACCATTAGAGTCTAAAGCTCTATGAATTTCGTCTGAACTTATTCTACCCGATACTTGACTAAAGTCTCCCCAATGACTAGTCATGTTCCATTGAACTTTAGTAGACTTAGGAGTTTCTTGTATGTTAGTTGAAGTTATAAATCCTTTAAAGGTTAGTATAGCTTCTCCTATTATTGCTCCTGTATCAGGATTTAAAAAAGCTTTAAAAACATCTACTTTTCTGTTAACAAAAGAAGGATTTGTAAATATTAATTTTGTACCATCTGAGATACTAGCTTGTGTTTTACTTAATTTTAAAGTAGTTCCGGTTATAGAAGTTACTACTGAATCTATCTCTACTCCTGCTCCTGAAACTAATTGTCCAAGTTTTATTTTTGTATTTGTAGATTGAAGTGTGATTTGATGAGTGTTTGTTACTGCACTATTTACAAAAGATTCTGTCCCTTTATCAAGAGTTGCTCCAAAAATTTCTTCATTTAATAGTCCTATTATAAAAGGAGAAGATAAAGCTGAAACTAAAAATGATGAATCGTCAGGATCTATACCAGTTTGTTTTAAGGTTAGGACAGTATCATTTAGACCAGATATGATAAATATTTTTTCACTAACTGCGTCTCTAGTAACACTACCCGCATCTGTACCTGCAGAAAATAAAGTTCCATTTTGTTTCTTAATTGATATTTTATCTCCAATTTTAAAGCCGTTTTCTGTCCAGCTAAAAGGGAGTCCGTCTACTACTGCAGAAGTTGAAGTAAGAGTACAAGTATCATTTAAATCTCTTGTTGAGTTATTTGCTGATAGAGTTCCATTTAAACTAACTTTCAGTCCCAAGTATTCACCCGGAACTGTAATGTTCATATTTGTTGCTTTTGCTTTTGTAGTTTCTGAGTAGTTTCCTACGGTTAGTAATTGATGTGCATTATACGTATCGCCTTTATATTCAATATCTCTAGCTCCATCTGTAAGATATACGAATCTGTTTTCGTTTTCGCGAAACTCTCCTTGAAAAGGATTAAAAGGTCTTTCGAACTTTATTAAATGTGCATAGTCAAATGGCTCATTGTTTATGAGAGCATTCTCTAATGCTGATGGTAGGACTCTTTTTGTCATTTATACTTGAGCCTCCTCCAATGAAAGAGAAAATTGATATAGGTTATTAGTACCTAAATCGTATTCTTTTACATCTGAACTTTGAATAACTCTAAATTTAGCATTAGTATATACTACTCCTTGTCCTGAAGCAACTGCTTTTTCAATATGTGGAGTTACATAGTACAGTCGTTGACTACTAGAAGGTTGCGTACCTCCTGTTAGATAATTTGAATTTGTTAGTACTCGAGTTATTTGGTATGCTTTTTTATGTGTGCTATTATTACTGTCGTTAAAATTAATCATATCACCTACTTTTAACTCGCCGTTTCCTGAGCCAAAGCCTGCAGCAACAAAATGATTAGCACCTGAGGATACAGCGGCATTTGTTGTAATTGTTCGATTGAGTGTAGAATCTCTTGAAGTAGAATATTGTGGTAATATAACGAAGAATGGCTGTAGTTTACCGCGCTTCTCTTGTAAAAATGCGTAAATGGGTTCGAACTGTTCTCGAGTCATTGGATTATATGAAATTTGAATTTTCCACCTTTGCCCAACTATAGCTCGAGATATCACTCTTCCACTGTTTGTGCGTGAAATTGAGGAGGGTTGTTCGCTAGAAAATTTTACTGAAGCAAAGCCAGGCCCAGCACTTCCACTGCTGTCTGCTTGTCCTGCGTCGCCTATCTTATTACTAGGGTCAGGTAGTATGTTTAAAAAATCACTAAATGCTGCCATTATGTGTTACTCCCATATGTTTGTGTGTCTACTGTTTCTAAAAATCTTTCGCCGTTTTCGTTTGCTGCTTCTCTAAGCATTCTAATAATATTTCCTTTTTGATTCATGAGTACGTCTTCTACTCCAGAAGCATCAATAGCATTAATTGAAAAGTTAATATTTTGTGCTCCTCCACCTAATGCAAAGTTTGGTGTTATATCTACATTTCCTGAAGGAGAAATAACTTCTGGACCTCTTTCACCTACTACTATGCCTCCGTCTGCATAGCCTCTTCTTCCCATTGCTCCTCCAGCTCCACCTAGTCCTCCACCACCAGTGTTTCCACCTCTTAAATAATTTAACTCTCCACCTGTTGCACCTTGTGATACATCCACATCAGAACTTCTTTTTCCTATAGTTAAACTAGAAGCAGATGTGTCTCCTGCACTTGAAGGAGTTGAATTGAATTTTAATTTTGAAATAATAGCAAGTTGAGCAGCTCCCATTGTAGCAATCATACCTATAAGTGCTGTACCTAAGAATGGATTTGCTGCAAATATAGGAAGTGCTGCTGCAATACCAGCCGCTGTTGATGCAACAACCTGAGCCATTTGTAGTTTTTTAGTTATCTCAAATTCTTTTCTTTTTATGGCTTCTTTTTTCTTTTCAAATTGGGCTAGCTTTGCTAGTGATTCTTTTGACTTGCCGTCTCTCTTTGATTCTGCATCTATTAGTTGGTCTATTTCTGATATTCTTTGCTGCATAGCTGCTGAAAATAATTGAGTAACCTGTGCCAAGGAAGCTGCAATTGCTGTTGCTATTGTTTCAACTTTGTTTGCCGTCTCTCCATCTGCGTCAAAAGACTCAGCAAAACTTCTTCCTATTGAAACTATATTAGCACTAAATATTCCCATTTGAGCTGCTAATGCTCCTTGTTCTCCAAAAACAGATTTCATTGTTTCTGCAAAGTGTAATATAACAGTTTCAAATATTTTCATTTGTTCTATTTCTGAATCAAAAAGAGGCGTTCCATCTTTGTCTTCTGATTTTGCAAAATCAAATAGGCGCATAAGACCTAAACCGTCTTCTCCTGCTGAAGAACCTGACATTGTTTTTTCAAATAGTTGGTCTAGACTTACTGCGAATTGATCTGTTGCATTTACAAAAGACTTTTCAATTGCTTGTCCTGCCTTCTCACCTGCATTTTTAATTTTTGTTAAACTGTCGTCTATCTCGGCAGTATCAGGAGTAATCTCAGTGCTTAAATTAAGGAATCTGTCTACCTCAGCCCCGAGCCCTTGCGCTCTCAACGAGGCTACATAATCACTAGCGCCTTCTCTAGTAAAATTAGATGAATTAAGCCCTAAAGTTTGAGCCAGTGCTTCTTTTTCAGCTTTTCTTGCTGCCTCTTGTTCTTTTGCAAGTAAAATTGCTCTTTGTTTTAGTACTCTTAATTGAGCTTCAACAATATCAAATTCAATTTGAGCTAATCCCTTTTGTATTCTTTCATCTTCTTTAGCTGTATCTAATCTTAAAGTTTCTTTATCTAATGCAGCCTTTAGTTCTTCAACAGGAGTAAGTTTTGTTGACCCCCTAGTTTCAAATGCAAGTAATTTTGCTTGTAAATCTACTGCTTTGCTTTTTTGTGTATTAAGATTTATTTGAGTTTGCAGTATTTTTTTATCTGCTAACATTCTTGCTTTTTGTATATCTAAATGTTCAGTTGCTTTTCGTACTTGTTCTTCTAACTCAAAAGTTTGAACTGTCATCATAGATGTAATAGCTGATTGAACTGATGTTATTTGTTCTGTTGTTAGTCCGAGTTCTTTTTCTCTGCCAACAAGACTTCCCATTGTTGCTAATTGTCTAACTCTTTCTTCTGTTAATTGTGTTTGAGTAACTTTTCTTTGAAAATCTCGTTGTAATCCTTCAAGCTCTAATTTTCTTATTCTATTTGTTATTTGAAAGTTGATTTCTGCTATTGGTGCTGAAAACTTTGCAATTTTATTAAACATTTTTTGTAAAGAAACAAGTTGTTTTAATTCTGTCTTTTGTTTTATAAGAAGTTCTTGTTGTCTTGAAAAAGTTAATTCAACTTGTTCTAGTACTGCTAGTCTTGCTTTTGTATCTTTGCCTGCTTCTTTTAATGATTTTCTTTGATCTTCTGTTAGCATGCTAAGAACTGCATTATCAGTTACTATATCATCTAATAGAACTTTTTGTTCTCGTACACTTAAAGTTGAGTCTTGTACACTTGCTGTTATTTGTTTAAATGTTGCGAGTGGCTTATCAACTTGTGTTTTTGTTATCAAAGAATCACTAAAAGCTCTGGCAGAATCTCTTGCTCCATCTATAGCAGATTTTGCGCTTTTGAATCCGTCTACTTCTTCTTTCGCTCTTTCTCTAATTTGGTCTCTTATTTTATTTTGTTCTTCATCAGTACTTGAAAAGAAAGAATCTTCGTCTTCAAGTTTTCGTAGTTTCCCTACTAAAGCACTCATTTCAGAGGTTAAAATATTTCCATCTACTGTTAGTTGTTTTAATAATTTATCTGTGTTGTCTGCTATTTGTTCTTGAGCGGTGTCTCCAAATAATCCAGAGAAAAATTTATTTATTCCTTTTATTACTGGACCTGTTTCTTTTTGATACTTATTAAATGCATCTACTTGCTCATCTAATGCAGTAATAGTACTAAGAGTTGTTTCTTTCAGTGCTAAAGTTGCATCTACTATTCCTTTAAAATTGCCCTCTTTTGAAAACTTTGCAATACTTTCAGTTGCATGTTTAACCTTATCATCTAGTAAGTCAAAAGATTCTGCTGCTGCTTTATTGGCATCTTTTAAAGCACTTTGTTCTTCACTAAAGAATCCAAAGAATTTTAGTAAGGCCGGACCAAAGGACAATAAAAGTGTTAGTGGTAAAAGAAGAGGCATTAAAGGTGCTAAAGCTGCTTGAATTTTTATACCCATAACAGTAGCAAACATACCAGCTCTCATAAAGCCTCTTCCTAAGAAGTTAGTTTTTATACCTGCAGCAGTTGCTTGAGCTTCATATATTGCCATTGCTCCTGAAATACTCTGCATTCCTGCCCTAAAACCTTTGAGTTCGGTTGTTGCTGCTACGGCTCCTATAGAATCCGCTTTAATCATTTTTGCTTCATTTGCTTTTGCCGTAAGAGCTGAAAAGCTTCCTTCTGAAGGCGTAGTAAGGTCCTTAGTAGCATTTTGATTTTCTAATTGATTATTTTGTATTAATAAGTCTCGCTCTTCTTTTAATAAAATAAGTTCTTTTTCTGAACCTTTGTTTTTCATTCTCTGAGCAAACTGTTGTTTCGTTTCTAAGTCTGTTATTCTCTGTTGTACAACTTCTATTCTTGCCTTACCTTCTAGTTCTTTACCTAATGCAATTTCTAATGATTTGGATTTTGCTCTTGTTCTTACCTTTAAAGGTTGTCGATTTTCGTCTGATCCAGCTCTAGCTGTTTTTGCTGCTCGTTTATTTTCTGCTATAGTAAGTTCATTAAGAGCTACTTGTTGTTGTTTATAATCTTTTAGTCTTTGTAGTGTTTGTGCTTGGTGATCGGCTGCTTCTTTTCTAGCCATTGCTGCTCTGTCTGCTGATTGTAAAGCAAACTGTCCAAAAGCAGGTACTACCATCTTTAAAATAGTTACTGCTAGTGCTACAAAAAGTCCAACCATAACTGAACCATTATTAGATACAAAATTAATAATAGGTTTTAATACACCGCCTACAAAGGTTAAAGCATCTTGAGCAAAGTCAGCAAAAACAGTTGCTAACTTAGCAAAAGGATCTATATCTACGTTAGTAAACGCTTCAAATTTTTCTGTACCCTGCCTGAGAGATTCCTCTAAGAATGCTTGACGTTTTTGGAACTCAGTAAGTTCTCCTGCTGCTACACCTATACTAGATGCGTATTTTGCTGCTGCTTCGTTTACACGAACGAATAAACCAATCTCATCTAATAGTTCTGGTTCTACCTTGATTACTCCTCGGAATATTCTATCAAGAGCATCAGGCACATTTCTACCAAGGGACACAGCGGCATTTCTTGCTACTGTTCCAAGGGCTAATATTTGGTCGCTTTCAAAACCTGCACTAAGGGCTAGTGAGGTGGCTCTCATTGAGTTGGCGAAATCCATACCAAATCCAGCAGCTTCTTGTAGCTCTCTGGCTGTTGCTCTAATTGACTGTCCTGAAACAATTTCTAATTGCTTCATTGACTCAACAAGAGTATCAACTTGGGCTGCTCTTGAGAATACACCAAAGGCAGCACTTAATGCAAATACGTTTGCAGCTAGTAGAGCGTAAGCACGAACAAGGCCTCCAGAGCCTCCTCCGTCCATACCTTGTTGCATTTTAGAAAAGTTTTTAGTAGCATTAGACGACATGTCTGCTGCACCACGCATTTTTCTCCCAAACAAGTCAACTTGTCTACCCGCTCTATTAGATGACTTTCCAACTCTTTTTTGTGTGTTATTAACTTTTTCAAGTTTATTAATAACTTTATCAAACCCTACTTCTAGAGCTTTTACAACAAAGGTGGTTTGTTCAGTTTGTGCCATTATTTTTTAATCTTATTGTACTCTGCTTTGAGTTTTCTTTGAGAAAGTTCTATTTGCCTATTCTCCATAAAAGTTACTACATCGAATGTAAATTCTTTAAATAGTTCACTTATATCTAATTGTTCTAATAAAAAGTTAAAGTTTGTAAAGTCTTTTCCTGTAAATCCAATCTCTGGATAGATTCTATTTCCTAATAACTGATAAACATTTACTGCATCTAGCACAGGAGGTGGAAAGTCTTCCCATTCAACTGGGCATTTATCCCAATCTATCTCCTGTCCTGTTTCTTCGCACATCATAAGGTATTGTTCCTTAGTCATGCCTATATCAGTATTATCCAGCTGATTTTTTAATTTTTTCAGCAGTATTTTTTTGTTCTCTTGTACGAAAATTATCTAAATCAAAGACTACCTCATTGAGCCAGTTGTCAAATTCGCTTGAATTTTCTACCAAAAGATGTGCGTTATCTTCTGAAAACTCTAAATCTGATTCAACGTTTTGACCTGTTAAATCTACTAAAATTAAGTCTTCTAAATACTTAAGTTTTAATCCTTTCCAACTTTTTACTGTCTTGTCGGCAAATTCTCTTACAAATTTCTCGTCGTCTAATGATTCTTCAAAAGCTCTTGTTTTTCTGTTAAATTTATTTTGAATACAGTTTTTTCTAATACTCTGTAATTCTTTTCTTGATAGATTTGCAAGTTCTACTTCAAATCCATCTAATCCTGGGAATTCTACCCATGTAGTTTTACTATCTACTAGTAATGATTTTAATTCCATTTATTTCTCCTAATATGTTATTGTATTTCCTAAATCATTTGGCGTACCAACTAGTCTAAAGTCGTACGTCTGTGTAAAAACTTCAGCCGTATTAGAACGTTTAGTATACATACAGTCTGTTAAATTTGCGTTTAAAAAGATACTGTTATTTACTTTAGTTCTTATTTGTACTGAAGTACTACTGTTAAAAGTTTGATATTCAGAAATATTAGAATCAGTTATAAATTGTGTTATATTACCGCTAACATTTCTGTCTGTCAAACTATAGTCTGAAGGATACATTGCATTACTTGCATTTGTAACACTCAAACTATTTTGTAGTGTTTCATAAGGAGTCCATTGGATATTATTCTGCACTTGTAACGTTGCTGCTACCAAATTGGAGACAGCACTGCTACTTACTAGCACGTCTAATAAAGGTTTAGTGGGAGTTCTTGTGGCACTTGCAGATTGCAAATTACCGGGGAGTGAATAATTTTCATCTCCTACCCTACTTAGTTTTTTACCTTGTCCACTTACTTTTAATAGTAAGTGAGAATTTTTTCCAAATTCAAACTCTCCTTGAGTTATGACACAACCTTCCATCTTTAGTGTGTCATTAGTAGTTACTACATATACATCAAAAGACTTTAATTGTTGGTCTCCTGAAGTAGTAACTAAATCTGTTAAAAGTTCAAGTATAATTTGTTCATCTTTTTCTTTTGTAAGATGAGTATTAAAACTAAAATTGGCAGGATTTGCTTTAGTTATACTTGTTCCCTTAAACATTTTTGTTTGATCGTGTAAAGTCTTTACTGAATACGCATCTTCCGCAAATGTTTGGGCAAAAGTAAGATTAGGAGTAATCTTTACATTGTATCGATTACTCCCAAAATGTATGTGGAGTTGACTCTCTCTTAGAAAGTTAAACTCCGACATGGTTAAACCGCTGTACTACCAGTTTTGGCATAACCTGTTTCGGTAAAGGTAGTTAAACCTTTAGCCTTTATTGTCATTTCATCAGTTGATGAAATAGTTGTACCTAATGCCATAAATTCGATATTTGTTGAAATAACATCTGCTACTTCAAGGACAGGTATCTGTATATGTGCTCTTGGTACATCAAACTCAATCACAGGAGTAGCAGAACTTCCGCCGCCCATGAATAAACTCATATCAAATGAGTTAGTAACTAAGTTTGTAGCTCCTTGTAAATTCTTCAATAATTCGTTAGAACCATTTGATTTTGTATCAAGGTAGCAATTTAGTGTTCCAGAGATTTGTCTTGTTCCTGTAAACGAACCAATCGGTTGGTCAACGATTCCAAGAGTTTCTGGGGTTAGGTAAGTAATATTGTTAGCTATAGTAATAGAGCCTCCAATAATATTGATATCATAAGAACCAACTGCGTCTAAACCACCTGAAGAAGCTCCTCCACCTTGTACTAAGTTAGAAAGAGTTAATGCTGATAGCTTATTTCTAAGGTAATCTGCATCATTTGTTCCACTAACATCAACAAAGTTGAATTTTTCTACGTTGGTTTTAACAATTGCTTGCGTTCCTGAACCTGATCCAGAGACATTATTTGCTTTAGAAGGGTCTTCTATAGCTCCTGCTGCTGAATTAGTTAGCTGGTCAATACTTGTAGCATTTCCAGACCAACTTAAGGTTGCGATTCCATCAATAGAGAAGTCAATCTCTACTTGGTTAACTTGACATTCATTAAGTCTGTAAGTTGTATTTTCTAGTGCAAAATAGATTTGTAGTTTTAGCAATTCGTGAGAATTAGATGCTGAAAAATCAACATCTGCTGTAGTAGCAGTATATGAGATACCTGAATTAGTAGTATTACCACTATTAGTATCTTTATCTGCAGTAGTCATTGTTTGGCCAGACAGTGCTGCCCAAAGAACGTTCTCTGCATAATCATGTGTACCGCTTGCTCTAAAACTGGCTGTTCCATGTTTGAAAGGTCTTGCATAAGTTTGGAAAGACCATTCTGCAGGTGCTAAAGAGTCGTTAAATCTCTTTGATCCCCTGTTTGGAGCAGAACCAGCTTCACTGATTGTTACATCAGTACTCTCGTTTGCTTGGGAAAAACTATAACCATCTAATACACCAATTTTAAAAGTATTTGCGTCTTTTTCATTTCCTTTGAAAAGACCAAGCGCAGTTCTATTACCGTCAAAAGTAGTAGTAGTTGCAGTGTTTGCACCATCAACTTTCATAGCAAATCCTGTTCCACTTCCTGAAGTTGCAGATTGTGATAAATCCGCGTTGTCAGTCTTTGCTCCAGAACCTCTACCATTATTAGTCAATGTTACAGCAGTTACTGCACCGCTATTTACTGCGGTTACAACAACATTCACAGCAGTTGCGCCAGTACCAATAGTAATTACATCACCAATAACGTGACTTGAGCCACCTGTTATGTTGTCTAATTCTATTACACCACCACCACTTGTATGAACACCGTTTACTGTGCTTATAAATACTTGGGTATTTCTCGATAGATTTAAAGCCATTGCTTTCTCCTATTATTTTCTTTGGAAAGGATTTCGCGTGATTTTAACCAGCGTTATCGTCTCCTAATATCGTACTTCAACAGTTAGTTCTCCAACTCCCAAAGGGGAGATTGCGCCTTCATCAGTTGTAATACTTTGTATTGTTACTGATGTCGTAGCTTCATTTGGAACGACACTGTCATCGTACACTAATACATCATTATCGTCGATAATCTTTTCGATATCTTCAATTAATAATGCTAATTCTTCTTGGGAGTCATCATTACTATGTACATAAAGTCGTATTGATAGTAATAAAAATCTCCATTTAAATCCTCCTGGTTGGTATTGTCTGCTTTCATCTCCAGCAACAACACATACTTTAGGGAATTGTTCAATTTCATCTATAAAAGAAAGAGAGCTATCGGCATTTTCAAAAATATTAGTATTAAAAAGATGACTTCCATCTATACCTTTAATTTTTTCTGCCATAGCATTGGCTATCTTTTTTCTTTGTGTTCTATAAATAGCCATTATACTCTCCTTAGATAGAATGTAAACTTTTGCTCAGATAATTCCAGTGCTAAGTTTCTTATACTCTTCTTTATCAAAGGTCGTGGGTCAAAGTTAGGATCCCACTTACTACTTCTTTCAAAAGTTGCATAAGGAAATAACAAATATGAAAAGTCTCCTTGTATCTGAGTCTCTCCTCTAGGCTGTAAACTTAATAGTACAGCACTATTTGAAAATCTTCCTGTTCTGTTGATTAATGCAGGTCTACCCATGTTTCTTCTTATTTCTGCACCTAATCTTGCATTAATTCTAGTTCTTAATTTGTTTAACTCTTTTTGAGTTTCACCGCCTTCTCTACTTCTTTTTCTACTCTTTCCTATCTTTGTTCCTAATAGAGCCGCGGATGTTCTTATCTCTTCATTAGCTTCATCAATTAAATGATTTGTTAATCTTTTAGGAAGAAACTTTACTCCATACTTAACATTTCTTGAAGGAGGCGTAGACTTCTTTCTTCCTTTTTTCTGTTTTTTCCCTTGTGCTAATCTAGTAAGGGCTTCTTGTCTTGATTTACCCCTAGCTTTTGAACCTGTTATATTATCTATGCCTACTTTTCTAATGGAGTTTATTAATTCTGCTCCAAAGCTTTGCATTGCATCAGGTATATTACTAGCTTTACTTGCACCGAGAGCCTTTGCTCTTGCTGAAGCTATTGCTCCTTGTCTGTTGCTTTTTGGTTTATGGTCACTTATTAGTGTAGTATTTATCTGTACTTTTTTACCGTCTCCAAAACTTAAATCTTTTTCTTTCAAGGAAGATATATCTATTCTACCTTCCGCTTTAATTTCTTCTGCTATCTGTCTAGGATTTCTACCACCTTCCCAAAACTTTGTTAGGTTTTCTGATAAAAATCTGAGTGCTCTTAACTCATTTACTAACTTTTTTAATCCTGCCACGCTTTTATTTGGTATTCCACTGTTGGCGCCGACTTGAGTATCCTTAAAAGTACTACCATTTTCCATGGACATGATAGCTTCTGTTAGTACTACAATGGTCAAAGAAAGAGACACGTTAATAGGTATAAAACTAGTATGGTCATGCTCCCAACCTTTGGGGGCTCTTGCTTTTGCTTTACTAAGTGCATTAGCTAATTTATCTAAAGCTCCTCTTAATTCTCCAAAAGTCTCTGCTGCTGCATACTCTTTAATAACTTCAACATCTTTAGGATTAAGTAATTTAAATGCTTTTCTTAATCGTATAAAGAACTCATTATTAGTATTAATCTGAACTTCTAATTCTTTATTTAAAGTCTTTCTAACATTAGCAGTAGTAGTATATAACTTACCTGAATTTTCTCTGATAAGCTTATCTAGTAATACTCCTTTTCTTGTATTCTTTGATACAGTTTTATAAGAAAAACTATGGTCAAACTTTATTCTTGCCATTACTTGTATACCTTATAAGTATCAAGTATTCTTTTTATATGGTCTGGAAAATCTATGTTATCCTTTAGACTTGTTGATACTGGATTCTGCACAGAAGCTCCAGCAATACTTAGTCTTTCTTTTCTTTCATCTTTTAAATAGTACTTAATTAAATCATAGCAAGCAAGTTTTAAATCACTAGGTGTAGTACTATACCCTGATCTATAAACAACTTTGACTGCTCTTCTTCCTTGTGGGAAGGCTTTATCTCCTGTAGCGGTAGTTCTTCTTACTAAATCCATTTCAGTGTCTATAATATATTCATATTTTCCACTCGAATCTGAATTTTCTGTAATTAAAGTAACATAACTACTAGATTGATTTTGTCTTTCTTGTACCTGACTAACGCTTACTAAAGGGCTTTCATCTACCATTACGCCGAAAGTAGAAGTATCAGTTATATCAAAAAACTCAGTCTTATCACTACTATAGTAATCAACAAATGATGTACCACAGTAAGTTTTAACTGCTTGACTTATGGAAGGAATAATAACATTAAGTTTTGCGTCTTCGTTCAAGCCTTTGATGCCTGCGAAGTCTTTGTATTGTTGTAATGTTACTAAGTTTGCCATAATTCATAAAAGTGAGGGGATAGGCTCCCCTCGAGCCGTTCTATGCTAATTAACTAGCTTTGTAGTTTCTAATGTGAACTGATGTTGCACCATTGATCATATCTGTGAAACCAAGTCTTTGTGAAGCCACAAGGACTCTTCTTTGGTTTTCTACGTCATAATCAGACTCGACGGTTACGCCTCTGAGTCTTGGCATTACATAGTTTCTTGCATACACTGCAACAGCATGTGTTTTGTTAACAGCTGGTGTAGCGAACTCATCGACTAATAGTATTCTTGAACCGAATACTTGGCCGATTTCTCCAGATAGCTTAGTTGCCATGTCACCAACTAGGTTAGCGTCTTGGAACTCTGCATCTTCGAGTAGTTCGAAATATGCTCTTTGTGAAACAAGGTATAATACCTCTGATGGATTTACACCATATTTACCCATAGCTTTTCTCATTTCTAATAACTGAGCAGCTGTTAGTTTATCACTAGCAAAAGCTGTTGTAGATACAGTAACGTGAGAATTACTTGAGTTATCTGCTGTAGCTAATTGAATCAAGCCATCGAATGCACCTGAAGAATATACGCCGTTTGCATTGTTACCAGCTAAAATTGCGTTCTCAATACCTCTTGCGTGTGATCTTACCATTGACTCTCTAATTAAAGGTAGTATTGGCATGATTGCATCTTCTTCAGTTTCATTACCAATGAATGATTTTGAAATTAGTTTAACAGTTGAAAGAGTTCTTTCAGTTAGATTTACCCCTGCTCCATTTGCTGGATCATAAGCGTCTCCTCTTGGATCTAAGTTACCATGAGGTGCTGAACCACTAGCTGCTTGGTTTGCTGTAAATTCAGCGTACCCTGCATCTGGTAGTACTGGGATAATCATGTTTGCAGAAGTCATTGCGATTTCTCTAAATAGAGGTGCAAGTACTAATTCATTTTGAATATCTCTTTCTATATTTGTTGAAACAATTTGCTCAAAGTCAGCTGAGGATACTTGTACACCTGAATGTTGGTTTACTTTTTCCATTACGCCTTTAGAGTATTCGGTATTGTTTCCTTTACCTGTTGCTAGTCCTAAGAATTTAGCGTCCATAATGTCTGCTTCAAATTCTTTTTTCCAGTCGCCTTTACCAGTTCTGTCTGAGAAAATTCTTTTTGACTCTCTGATATTCATGATTTCTTCAGATTTCTCTGATAGTTTAGATTCGAGTTCTTTTACCACTCTACCTAAATCTTCATGCTTTTCATTGACTCTTTTCTCAACATCAGACATTAACCTTTCAGCTCCTGTTAAACCTGCTTGAATTACAGATTTGTGTTCTTCCTGCTTTGCTTCTTGAACAGCTTTTTCTTCAGCTTCAACTTCAATTGCTTTTTCAGCGCTTTCAGTTGCAACTTTTTCTTCTGCTGCCTTAAGTTCGGCTTGTTTCATTGCGAAAGAAGCTACAGCTTTCTCAGCTGTGTCTTTTGCGAATTTCTCAAGATCGAACTCGGGAGAAGTTTCAGGATTCATTTTTTGTTCTGACATATCAGTCTCCGTTTTTTGGGATTTCTCCCCACTTGGCTGCTCAACTTTCACAGCGTCTGCTGAGGTTGTTAAGTTAGCCTGTATAAATTGCTTTTTGAATTTATTATAATCTTCCATATTATCAAATGATTTTGCTAAAGAGAACGTTGCTCCCTGGTTGCAAGGCACTGATACTACGGAAACTTCAAATAATTCCGCGTCCTTTATTTTATATCCGTCAGTTTCGGTCATATAGTCTGCATCCTTGACTCTGAAGCCGACAGAAAACGCTCCAAGGACACCATCTTTTACTAAATCTTTTATATCACCAGCAGCTTTAGAAATCTTTGCAGAAATCTCAAGTCCTTTGTCAGTGACTTCTAACCCAGTTGCTCTACCGATAGGTCTATTATAGTCATGATTAAAAAGTAAA